GTAGAAGAAGTACCACCGCCGCCGCCACCGCCGCCACCGCCGCCACCGCCGCCGCCTTGTACGTTTAGAGATAAGTTATTTGCGATTTCTTGCGCTTTGGTAAGTTGTGCGACGATATGATCAATGGATGCAACGGCTTCTGCATCGTCTATTTTGATCTCTATTCTAGTCTTATGTTCGCTTGACGCCACGAGCTAATTCCCTTTCCCATTCATCGGCTATCGGATCGCCCGTAACAGGTACCCCGTCTTCGTCGTAACTAACTTGTGCAGCGTTTAGGCGATATGTTTCGTCGTCTATCCGCAAACATATCGCCTCATACAGATCTAAGCCATTTAACTTTGGCTGTATCGGGTTTACCTCACTCATTTCCAAGGGGGGCAATACCTGTCTCAACAATTCGTATCCTGGCTCCTGTCTCGCCTTCTGTACCCTCTTGTCCACTTCTTTTGTACCATCGGTCGTCGTGACCTCGGCACGACGTAAACAACATTACTGCTAACTCTTCGTCTTCTTGTGCAGCGTTTAGTACCCAATCAGGACAATCACGCAACTGTACCGCTATAGTGCCTAGACTTACAGCATGTACTTGAACATTAACAGGCAAGAGATTCCACGGTCTGCCTGCTATGTCTGCCGCAATCCTAGATGCCTTAAATCTTTCGTCCCCCGTCATTACCCTAGAAGTCAAAACGGCTTCTCTTTCCCCTGCTCCTGAGTCATAAAGCAAAGTGAACTGGATCTCTCTAGACGTTAGTGGTTTTTCCGCTTTCTTAACAGACTGTTGTGGTTCATCTGCGTTGTCGGCTATTTTCCTTAGATCCATGCGGGGGTACTCCTTTTATGACATTTATTGTTCACCCAACTGTGCCGATCCTTGCTCGTCATGTAATTTACGAGCTTGATACGATACACTACCTGTCATAACACCACTACGGTCTACCCGCCAAGACCTACTTTCAGATTTCGCGCCTTCTACGGTCCATCTAATAGTATCGGAAATGTCGTCGAAAACTTCAAAGGTCAACTCTTCAAATGTAATTACCGCCTCAGTACCCCCTCTAGGGAAAATACCTTGCTCTTGTAGCGAGTTGTCCAACATTCGGACATAATCACAAGTGAACGATACCGTTCTACCTACAGGTTCAATTTCCGTCGAATCAATGTCGCCAAGCACATCAATTCGCTGTAGCTGAATGTTTTCTTGTCCATTTACACCTGTCGCAAAACCTACTTCGACGCGCCCTTTAGCACCCTCGGCAAAGATTTTGGCTCTTGCCCCTGCAAAAGTCCTAGCCATTTTTAAACTCCTATCCTGGGATTCTTACGACGTTTGCCGTGATTTTAATGAAATTTAACGGTTCAACCGCCGCAACCTCGTAGGAAATATCGAACCTATCCCCCATGTCATCAATTACAACATTTTGAAACGCCTTAATAACACCGTCTTTAACCTGCTTTGCTAAGTTAATACGCACGGAACTCTGAATTTTGGCACGGGTACCTGCTATGGCAGGATTTCCAATCTGACTTGCCAATCTTGCACGTAAAGTACGCACAGATGCGTTTACACTTTCGTTAGCCGATACTTCACTGAAAATTGGATTGTCGTCGGTTTGATACGTTGTAATAGAACGCTCAATCCGTAAACCTAAACTGTCTAAAGACAATGCCAAAATACCCTTAGAAAGAACATCGTTAGCACTTGTAACTAAATTCCAAGATGGGTTCTGTTCACACCCTAAAATATCAGGTCGCTTACGTGTTAAAGGTGTGGCTACAGGAGTACCCGCCTGCATACATGCCACCATTAAGGCAAAAAACTTAGGATCAAGTGTTTTGCTTGTTCCATCAGGCAATGTGTACAAAATCGACTGTCCCACTAGAGCCATGTGCCTGCTGTTTAGCTGCCCACTACGAACAGACAAAGCCGCAATGTCTTCATTAGGTGCAGCACCCGCATACCCGCATCTTTCGCGCCCATAAAGCTGCGCGTCTTTACAATGGGATAGAACCTCTTTATGCACTGCAAGGGTATCGTCTAAAGCGGTAACGATTTGCACATCCTCAGATAAAAGTTTTTCTAACGCCGCTTTGTATCCTGCGGTATCGGGTACTGCTTGTGTGCCTCCTGACAAAAACCCGTTCGCCGTTAGTGCAGATGCAGGATCGAGTCTATTTGTGCGACTTGCCGTTATTATCTGAGATGTCCCTAACTCACGAACAACGGTAAATATCAAGGCATGAAAAGCGGTAGCTGCCGTAATTACAGACGATTGTGCGTCCATTTCATTCGCGGGAATGCTGCCCAAACCAGGGGCTATTTTTACAATTTCGAGATTAGGTAGTGAATTAAGAGCATCTAGTATCTGGGCTAAAGAAGCAAAATCTTCTGTGTTAAGGTCTAGCAGATCAGCGGAAATGGTGAAAACGGTAGATTCCCCTTGTCCACTTGCTGCCTTTGTACTCGTTGCGACTGATCCAAAGGTCTTTGTAGACGATGCTGTGGTTGAACCTGCTGCGATTACAACCGCTTCCGATTGCGCCGCTCCATCTGCATCCGTACCTGAGATTGTAATAGTATGATCATTTGCGTATGCTGCCGCACCTGTTACCTTAATGGTTCGAGGGGCAGGCAAAGAAAAGGTAGTAGCAACCGCTTGCTCGTTTGCGTTGTCTGCCGTTTGGAAACTCTCAGTAAGAGTAAAGGAGTTTTCGCTAACCGTTAGTTTGCCTACTCCGTCCCCGCTCCATTGTGCCGTGAATAGCTCACCACTTGAAATAGCAGGATAATTCTCTACAACGCTCCCCTTACGCACTATAATATCAAATGCCTCTGAGCCTGGTGCAGTGAACCGTATGTCAAAACTAACTTTGTTACCTTCGGTGCCGAATAGCTTTGACCTTATTTGTACAGGACCAAGATCCCCCGATGCCTGTGTAGATACCCCCGCATTTACCAAAGTAAGAATGGACGCGCCGCCTCCTACTCTATCATCCGAAGATGGAGAAAATGCAATTTTAGCTAACAAGAGCATGTTCGGATCGCCAAGGAAATAATCACTCATTGCTCTGGCAGAAGAAAATGATTTTGGAACATATTGTTCAAGTGAAGGAAAGTCCCCTACTATCGCCACGTTCCCCGTGCTAATTCCACTGCCGCCAAGTGCAGATGCGTCGATTACGGCATAGACGCCAGGGCGAAAAGTCCTAACGCCATTAAAGCTAATTGATGATGGCATTGTGTCCACCCCTTTCATGTCTACAATGTAAGATAATATACGTCATTGTGTGCTAATCTGCTAGATCTACTTTACCAGTAGCCGTCGCCCCTGGTTGAATTGTTATTCCTACTCTGGCTACCGCATCATGTATCCCCACGTTCCACGGTAAAATTGTAGGTTCTGCTAATTGCGGAATATCCGCGAAACTTAACGCCTCGTACCTTTGTCTTCTGACGTAAATACCTAATTCTTCTGCTAAAAGGTTATCGTCGGGGGACAAATCCGCTGCGTCCAAATACTTAACGTCGTCATAGTATTCTAAGAACGCCTTGTTCATTCTGGTAGCCGCTGCACGGCACACTATATGTAGGCATCTTGTAATTTCGGGATGTTTTGAAAGAATTGTTACGGATACTCTTTGCGTAAGTAACACCTTTTCTACATCGCGGTTTTGTGTAACTGTGTGAGAAAAACGTCCTAATGGGTGTCCTGGGTTTGATGTGTTTTCGCTTTCTAATTGGATTGCAATTACAGGAAAATCATCGGCACCTGGGCTAAAGGATGCCTTGATCGTAGGTTTTTGGTCGTTCAAGCTAGAAAACCATGTGCCTAACAGATCGTTAGAAACACCCTTAAATAATTCTTTGAAATTGTTTTCATTTCCGAGGTATTCCGCGACACCTGCTTGCATACCTTGGAGTAGATGAAGATCAAACAAACCTGCCATTATACCAACCCCGCCTGGGCTAGAATATCGGGAATCGCTTCCATGACCGTCTGCCCTATGTTCTTTGCTTCTATACCCTTAGTTCGCCATGCCATAGGGTGTGTATTTGCCATGCTCGCCGTTCTAAAGGTTTTGTACGACGATGTTTGCATTTTGCCCGAAGCCCCCGAAACTGCTCCCATTCTTACCATACCCGCCGCTTGTGTGTTTGCATGGTGTTCTTTGAGCTTAAAACCCATTGACGTAGGTAATCGTGTTCCCCATAGCGTTCGTCCTTTTTCTTGAGAAGACGTAGAGAAAACTTTTTTTCCGTCCTTTGCTGCTAGGTTTTGAAACAAGGTCGCGGCACCTCTACTTTTGTTTGCTGTATCCGCTGCTACACTCGCTTCGGCAGTATTGAAAGAGAAAGGGATAACAAGGTAAGGTCCGTTTTTTCCCTGCTTTACCTTCTTACTGCTCAAGAGTTTCTGCCCTGCCACCCGCATATCGTACTCACCTTGCGTACCTATGCCGCCAGGTCCAAAGCCAAATTCCTGCATCCTAGCAATCATTGACTGTTTACCTGTAGCGTTTTTGGGTAACTCGCAGACCACTAGATCGTCCGAAACAGTAAGTCCCAAGGATTTAACGTAGGGTCCATAGGTCGAATTTAAAACTTTTGCCGCTTCGCTTGTCCATGTCTGCAACAAAAGTCGCCCCACGGTTTTCGCACGGTTGTACTGTCCTTGGAAATTTGTCCCATAAATTTTGTCCTTTATCTGGTTTAGTCGCGTGTACTCTGCCATTAGATGCCCCGATCACTGTTCAAAAACTCTAATCGAGCGTTACACTGAATAGGTAATGGTCTAAAATCTACGGTAGGTGATTTTGTCTTGACGAAAGTATCACGAAAAGCATGAGGATGATCTACCACCACAAAACGAGGATGCGCGTAATAGCTAACTGCATAGCGCGTACCGTTTGAAGGAGCATTGCCGTTAGCGTCCCCTAAAGTAAAATCTAAATCCCCGTTTGCGTCTACTGTAAAGTCTACATCTTGGACTAACGCCCCCGCATCTGTACAAGTGCCATCGGCATTTGCCCGATGTAAGTTCAAAACACCTACTTGTGTGCTGCCTGTGCTTAAATCTAATTCTCTTGTAACTACAGGGAATCTTGTTTTTTCTATGGCGTCAAAACCTCGCACCTTAGTTTCACGAAACAGAAGTACGGAATCTGACATTGTAAATCTGTCGCCATAGGACGGTAAGTGTTCGGGCAAAAGGGAAATGTTAATCATGCCTGTAGCAAATTCCCCGTACTGCCTGAATCTTTCGGGATTTTCAGCCGCACTTGTGACAATAGCGCGTACCGTCTGCGGGGAATGGTAAAAGTACCCTTTGCCTTTACACTGTTGGCAATCTAATCGCGCCTCATGCGTCCGTGCCGTGGAATTTAACGACACCTCTAACGTGTAGTCTGCTGTAGCGCGTTTGCACGGACATTCTTGCGCTTGTTCCCATGTGAGATCTAACCCTGCCTTAAAGAAAAACTTGCGAAACTCTTCGGGACGAAAGTCTACCCTCGGACCTAATTTAACAGGTTGACGACTCGGCAACTGCACTACAGTACCCCGACATTCATCATTTTGTACTTAGCTTTTAATGCAGGCATAAGGGCTTTTAACTCGCGTTCAAATTGTAAAACACGCGCCCCGTAACCGCTATTTGTTGCACTTGCTGTTGTATTCAAACTTTGATGGATACCGTCTACGCCTACACTAAGGGATGCGATACCCGCACCTGCGATCAAGTCACCCGCTACATCTAAAGGTAACAGTGCTGCCTTGTATCCTATTGCTTGCTTAATGTCGGCAGGCAAGGTAGACACCGTGTATGTAATTGTTGTGTCTTGTGCCTGAATATCGGCTAAGGTGACTTCAAAACCGCCATGTCCCCGCTCGCTCAAAAAACTGGCTACATCCGAAGACAATTCCACTTCGTATTTCATTAATAGATCGTTCTCAAAAGCCACTTGCGCTTTTATAGATCCTTGAGGCACGACAACGCTACCTGTAATCGTTTCAAAGCCACTTGTGTAATCGAAGTAGAAGTAACCAGGGACATACCTTTGTGGTTGTAGAATATCACCTGTGATTAAGGGTACGCCCCTACTGAAACGATAACTACTCATTAGACCCTTTTGAGAAGGGATTAAGTGAATTTGTCCATGTGCAGGGGAAACTAAGTTAGCCCAATCATAAGGTAACTCTGCCGCTTCAAAAGCCCCAAATTTAACTTGTATTTTGTCAATAGAACGAACAGGTCTATGATCAAGTCGAAAAGGCCAAAAGCCCGATCTTAAAGGCTCATAAGCATCATGTCTTTCGTTCTTAACTTTGAATGTAGAAAGACTAATGCCTAACTCGTGTTCAAGGTAAGTAATGCCTGCCTGTATAGACGCTTTAAAGATAGAGTCGGGATAAGGGGAACCGTCGTCAAGCGTTAAATCTACGCCAAGTAAGAACCTAGATTTCAACCAAGCTGGTGTCAACTCGGACAATGTACTTGACATAATACCGCACCTTTATCTTTTGCCCCTAGATCTCTTTGTTGTTTTAGGGGCAGGTTTACTTGCCTCTGTATCCTCAAAAACACCTGTAGCTAATAGCAGGGCAATCTGTGTAGCATCAGGGCAAGGGGTCAAACTCCCGTCGTTTTCCACAGAGAAGATCGCTCCTGATATTACAAAGGTACCTTCTGTCTGTGTTTTATGACGTATACTCACTTGCTTGACTTCCGTTTTGCCTTCGGTGCTGCCTTCGGTGCTGCCTTCGGTGCTGCCTTCGGTGCTGCCTTCGGTGCTGCCTTGGGACGTTCCGCTCGTTCAAACCAATCAGTGTCCCTTAACAGAATTGCTTCTTGCTCAGGGGTCGGGTCGGGATTAAGAAACATATCGTCACCTATGGTAAAAAAGCCAAAGTTCGTACTAACAGAACCTTTAGGTTTTTTTGATCTGATTGCCACCTATAACCTCCTAAACAATGCAAATGTACAAATACCCTGCCCTCTAAAACAAAGGGCAAGGTATATGTTTTTTCGTCAATTATGCGGTTAAACCAACATTCTTAATGACGTGACACTTGCTTGGTACCGAAACAATCGGTGCGCCAAAAAGCATAAGCAAGAACGGTCGAGTTGTCTTGACTTCTGCCAACGGGCGTCGAATGAAGTCGAGCAATCGAGCAAAGCGCATAACGTCTGGGCTATGCTTCACCATAACGATGTCGCTTGTCCCTGGTACCTTAGCGTTGGTGTCTTGGAATTTAACAGTTAGCGCACCATTAGCCGCAATCTGACCAATCAGTTTGCAAGTATCCGCTGCCCCGTCTTTGTCAGAACGGTAAACTCGGAAAAAGTCTACATCAGCCGCCGCTACGTTAGGCGTACAACTAACCTCTACCTTCTTACCTTGTGCAACCGTAACTGCACCATTAAGGGTAGCAGGTGCAGAGTACCCTTTGGTGTTACTAACTGCTACAACTTTGTAGAAATAGTCGCCTGCGGGAACGGCACCTTCGCCTGCTGCTGCATCTGCTGCTGCTGCTGCTGCGGAAGGTGTTCCGAGACTACCACTTGCTTCGGAAGGTGCATCCCAAGAATTGAAAAGGAAAGGTGCTGCCTTAACCGCGATAGGACCGTATGGACCCATGATTTTAAGGTCGCCTGCACCAAAGGTGAAGGAACCATCAGACTGGCTAATTGTATTGAAACGACCAAAATCGTTTGTCTGCTTAATCAAGTCGCCGTGGATCTTAGGTTCAACGTAGATGGTGTCGGGCGCACCGTAACGTGGTGCCGCGAAAACATCAGACAACAACTCTTGAAGGAACTTAGGACTAGCCGCCTCACCTGCGCGATCCGTCACGCTCTTGCTATCAGCACTAATCTGCTTGATGATACCATCAAAACCAAGAGCGTTAGCGTCTTCGTCACCGTGCCACAATTCCCGCTCTACCTTCTGCATCAGACGAAGTGTACCGCGCTCGGTTTCTTCGGCAAGTGCCGTAGGATTAGGACCGACAAGCGGATTAATCGTACTGGCAATGTCCGTGATTTCACGTAATTCTGCCATGTACTTAATCTTTACGAATTTTCGCTCGTACTCAGACTTGTTAGCGGCAGGTACTTCGCCTTCTGCCATAAAAGGCGAAAGATCCATACCGTGATCCTTGATCACATTGTACTCATGTACAGTCTGACCGACTTGGATTTTAGGAATGTTACGCCAAAGCTGAATGGCGTCCATGCTGTAAGTAGCAGAAGCAAGAACATTCTCAAGACTCTGAGGTACGAGGGGGCTAAGGGAACCTGCTTCGGAACCAACAACACCCGATGTCGTCTGATAGCCTGCGGTGGTTGATTTCCGCAATGCTTCGTTTAGTTTCGCCAAGTCCTCAACTGGGACCATATCGTTAATACCTGGGACGTTCATTGATTAACTCCTTAAATCCCGAATTGATTTCTAACGGTCGCAACTGGTACGCCGCACTCTAGTTGTGTAATTGCTTTGCGAAGTGTCGCCTGTCGTGAGCTATCCACGTTAGACGTTTGTAACTCGCCAAGTGCCTTAGTAATCATTTCCGCACGAGGATCTACCGTTTCCGTAGCCTCGTAAGGACTTTCTACCGAAGTAGCCGTTACTGACTTTTGCATCGTAGGCTCGTTAAGAGATTTCTTGACAGTTTCTACCTGCTCAGTTACCTGGGCAACGGCGGTATACTGAGTGTTAAGGAAAGTACGCACTGCTCGCATTTCCTCACCGATAGCCAACAACCCCTTGGCAAGAGCATCGTTCTGCTCTCTAACCTCGGCTAGAAGCGCATCAGCACCTCTTGTTACCGCTTCGGCAACATCCTGTGCCTCGGCAATAGCCGCATCTGTATCGGTAGTGTCGTTTTCTTGCATTGCTGCTGCAATACCGTCTAACGCCTTCTGTAGAGTCTCAGTATCTACTGTTGCTTCTTCTTCGTAAGACGCCGCAATTTTATTAGCGGTGTCTTCTTCGATCCCATTTTGGATCAAGTGCTTCACCAAATCTTCCATTTCGACGCCCTTTCACGAGGTCTTTGGTTGTAATACTAATACATACATTCTCGCACAATGTATCATTATGCAAGATAGATTGTCCCTGCATGTAGGGAGTACCCTATATGCAGGGAAATAAACGGACCTGCCGTTTAAGTTACCTAATAGATTGAGAAATTTTAGTAGCATACCGTAACGCATCAGCAAACGGCACTCCTGGGAAACTATCCGATAACATCGTAGCAAGTCGTCTTACACTAATCATAGGACGTTGCCTTAGTGCTTCCATAGCTGCACTTGTAAGTCTGGGAGACATTGATTGTGGCACCAACGCTGCCATAGACCCGCTGCCCATACCTGCTGCTGACTGGTACCCCACGGATGCCGCTGCAAGTGATTTCAGAACGTCAAAACGTGCTTCCGCATTTACGGGATGTGCAGTAATCGCAACATTTAGGACTTTGGACTTCACGATACGTTCTTTATCACGCATCATTACTTGCCCTTCAACACTAAACCCTAACCGCCTAGACGACTGCGCTTTTTCTAATGCCATCGCCGTTTGGTAGATTTCTCGCGCTAAAGGTTTATGTAAGTACAAAACCCCTTCGATTCGCGTTGCAGGACTTCCGTTATGGGTAGTCGGCTCGATGGTATCGGGATGTCCTAAAACCGCGTCTGGTCCCTGTTTGTGTTCGTAATTGAACCATCCTTTAGACAAAGCGTAGGTCCAATCAATGCCGCCTTGTAGAACCTTGTCACCCTGCTGATCTTTGCCCTCAGTGGAAACGATACCTCCAATCCTAGCGGTCATAGGCTCCGCATCGTTGGCTTCGCTTTTGACAAGGCTAAAGGGCGTCCAAACTGAAAAATAATCTTGCGTCTTATCCATCTTCTTTCCTTACCATTTTTCCGTCCTTTATCGTAAAACCAGGGGGGACAATTACGGTGTCACACCTACAATTAGGATGCAGGGGGAAAATTGTCGGCTTCCAATCCCGCCGTTTCTTACCTACATTTGTACCATTCTCGAATAACTCTTGCACACTAAACACCACTGGATTTTGTGACGAACCAAACAGGTTTATACACTCGTTGCATGCTCCCGCTTCATGTATCCGTGCAATTTGTGTATCAGGACCATAATCCTCTACACCCGCAATTACCCTTGCGTCGTTGTATGCCGCTTGTAATTCCGTTCTCGCGATTCGTTCCCAATTATGTGCATAATCCCCTGTCCGTTCTGCTAAACGTCGTGCTAATGCCCTTGCGTCTTTCGCGCCTACAATTTCTTTAGCAGTTTCTTCACGAATAATATCTAGTTGCTCTGCTCTCTTGGCAGGATCTACCTCTTGCAAAATGGTTTCTTCATGCCAATCCTCCATGACCATGTGTTCTAGGTCGGCACCCATTTCTTGACCTAGCCCTCTAGCAAACTCCCCTGCCCTTGTTACTGCCTGTTGATACCCGTATATCTCGTAGTCTCTTACGCCTTCGGGAATATCAGGTTTTAGGGTGTTCTCTGTCGATACAGGGGGAAGCGGTTTAGGTAACGCGCCTGGGAGTTTAATTTCAACTCTGCCTCCTGCAAATTCGGGTTCGGGGGTAGGTCGGTCTTTCAACTCGTTTACCCGCTCTGAAACAATGCCCGTCCATTGGGCAAGATCCCAAGACCGCATATCGTCAATTTTGTCTAAGTCTTCGTGATTTTCGGATATATGATGGTTTACGTGCATCAAAAATTCTAAGTAATCGCACTCTGCCCCTGGCACCATGACCTTATTGAGTTCGTGGGGCTGTATAATCCCCTGATCTATTAAGTCTTGCATCCTTTGATTGCCAAGGTTTGCTGCGCTTTCTCCAAACATTTCTACTAGAAAAGCATCATGGTGTGCCGTGCATAAATCCCGCACCATTCTACCTATAATGTCACGTCCCCGCCTACTCATTTAAGTCCTCTATTTTCTCTACAATATCGGACTTTAATTTACGTAGACGTTCCTCGTATAACGCCGAAAACATTTGGGTAAGGTCTTCAATAACCTGTACTTCCCCTATCCTGTCTTTATTTTTGGCTGTAAGGGACTTTTCTAGTCCCCCGCAACACGAAGATACCCCCGCCGCTTTTAACGCTGTCTGTAACGCCCATGCTGCCTTGTCACGTACCTTTTGTGCATGTTCCTCTAGCTCGCCTTCATAGCTTTCTTTGATTTCGAGTTTCATAGCACCTCTACACGAACGGTTTTGAACATTCCCTTTTCTAGTTCCTCTTCGGGTTCGGGTTCGGGTTCGGGTTCGGGTTCGGGTTCGGGTTCGGGTTCGGGTTCGGGTTCGGGTTCTGCTTCGTCCCCCGCTAAGAAAGCATCAATGTCAAAATCAGGGTCCGAGTCCGAATCTGGGTTCTCTGCCTCTTCGTCTTGTGCTTCCTGCTGCTGCACTGCGTTAATGTAAGTTTGATCCAAAATCATATCTGCCGCTTTAGTATCCAACGGCTCTAAGTCCCAACGCGCACGTACTTCGTTAATCGTCATGTAGTGCTTAACTCGCTTTAACTCTTGTTCTAGCTTGTCTGCTTCGGACTTTACGCTAAGACCCCCAAAGGTGATTTCAAAGTCTTCGTCAATCTTATGTATAACCCAACGATTCAGCCATGTCTGCTGCGCTCTTAGCAGGGGACGTAAGCCCTTTTCCTTAGACGCAATAATCCTTTGCTCTGGGTTCATGCTACCCATGCTGCTAGACTGCCCCTCGGCACCAAACACAAAACCCAATTCGGACGCATCCATTTGAAACATGGCGCATGCAATTTTAAGCAAGTAACTTGTCCATTGCTGATAGTCCTGCCAGTTTCGGTTTTCATTCATATTGATACTTTGCAGTTCTTCGTTTGCTTCTGGATCAAGCTGGATAATTGGGGTACGTCTACTGTTTTGCGCCCCCGATAGCATTGCATAAAACTCGCGTCGGAAACTGCGGAAAAGCTGCGGATTCATCTTGGACTTAACCGCTAGGATACCTGCGGTACTTAGTCCTACAGAATAATCGTTAGCCTTGTGCATATCTGCGTTTAGAATTGCGGTGATAACTCGAATCAACTCTTCTAATTCAGGAAAGCCGTAACCGTTCGCTTTAATCCAAGACCGTGGACGACGGATACCAAAGCCCATTTCGTCTTGTTCAAAAGTGACCACTTTCTTCTTGTCGATGATCTGTATGTAGCCGTCGCGTTTCATGTCACGACGCCCCGCCTTTATCTCGGCTTCTGTCAAAGTAGCGCGTCGGATGGTACTTGAATCAACGGGGATAATAGCAGACGGTTTGCCCCCTCGCGTTTTGATTATTTCAAAGGTCGCTTGGTCGTAGACTAGACTGTCTCGCGTGATCATTCTCAGGAATGACTCGAAAGTTAAATTTCCCGTTACCCGTTCATCTCCGCACGTTTGGAGCCAATCGGATATGTCCCTTGCCTTTCGTTTTGCTGCGGGGGTCATTTCCTGATCGGGATCACGTAAACGAATTTGATACCCAAGGGAATACGGATCGGGTTGTGGAACCGCAAACTCGGCGACTTGGTTTACACGAGTGTTAATAATCGCGGCAATAACAGGCGTTCGCGCCATGTTCTGCAAGACTGTATAAGAAAGACCGTTGCCCCTCGTGTAGTAGTCCTCGGACATAAATTCGTCGGACAATGCCCCCATAGAAAAATCTTGGGGGCTTAACTCGTATGCCTGCGGTTTTGCGGGGGTTTTTGGTAAATCTAATGCTTTAGACAATTCCTCTTCACGCCCGAAAAATTTTGACCAAAAACCCATTTGTGTCTAACCCCCAAAAACTTCGGTGTACCTAGCATCACCCGCAAGCATTGTCTTATTTGTTTTCTCAAACAACGCCTGGGCAAGCTGCCTGCCTGCGTCATTATCACTCGGCAAATGTACGCCTCGGTCAATACGGCTATCCGCTACCTGATTCGCTAATTTGTCTAGTTTACTCTGCATCTCAGGATAAATTGCGCCCAAAACCTTTGCTAAATACGCTGCCTGTGCCGTATGCCCACTAGGATATGATGGTGTTTGCGCCGACTCTAAATAGTCGTAGGCAAACTCTATTCCGTGCCGTTCGGCTAGAACATTCGGACGCAACGCCCCAAAGTAGTCTTTATGTATCTTAATAGAAGGCACAATACTACGACTGATACCCGCGATCATGTACATGCTGCTCGGTAATCCTGCGTCCATCAACACGCCGTTAAACAAAGCATCCATGTCGCTATCTAACACATCCTGCATCTGCTCTGGGCATTTTCTATTACGGTATTGATCGGACACCTTAGACAATTCCGCAACACGCTCCATTTCCGATGGTGGTGGCGGTATTAGAATAGCTAAGTCCTTGTTTCGCAAGGATTTCATGCCTTTTGAAAACGAGTCCCCCCAAACAAGTGCTTTGCCCATTTCCGTAGTAAACAAGACGTTCATTAGTCTACCCATTGCGTCTACAATTTTCTTGCGCTCTTCGCCGTGGGGGTAGGGTTGCGCGAATCGTGAACTATCTTGTTTCAGCGCACTTGCCGCACTTCTTCTCTTTTCCTTTACCTCATTTAGCACCTTTTTTGCTGCTACAACGTCTCGCCACTTTTCCCTTGCTTCTGGCGATTGTTTAGCTCGTTCCAAACGCGCATCCGAGTACATTCCCCATTTGTTTTTCTTTGCTTTGGGATCTCTCTCAATAATTTTGTCAAGTAGTTGTGCATAACTTGATCTAGCTGCATCCGACTGTGCATACGCAGCGTCGTACTCTGGCTTCATTCGTTCAAACAAAGCATCAACGTCTTTGTTTACATCCTCTTGGGCGCGAAGCGTAGGTAGTAGTGTGGCTAAGGGACGATCTGTACCTTGAACAAGATAAGTGTTTTTCCTGCCGTTGCTTGCCAATGTGTCTTGAATGTAAGTCTCAAACGCTCGCGCAAACATTTCTTCGGAGGTTGACCAATACGGCATACCTTGTTCAAACATTATTGCGTCTCTGTAGAACTGACTGCTGCCTTCCGCAACGTCAGCAGCACCTTGTTTTACTGCGTTTTTGATAGCTATATTGGCTATTTGAACTTTGCTTTTTGCTTTTTTTATCTCGCTCTTAGCCCGTGAGAAATCACCAAAATTTGTTCTGGCTAATGCGTTAAGGTCTACACCTTCGTATTTCTTCTCAACCGCATCTAATTCGTCCTTTGCTTCCTTGTAGGATATTTTTAATTCGGCTAAATGCTCTTCTTGGGCAATAATACTTTCGCCTTTTATTGCCACCATTACATCGTTTACGGCTTTTTTGATCTCAGGATTCGTTATATTTCTACTGGTACTAAGGTACTCGCCAGATTCTATCTTTGTGGCTAGAACATTGTCTAAGAAATGTCCCCATTCATGTGCTAACGAGCCGCCACCTGACATATTTGTAAGGTTTATGATTTTCGCTTTTGGTTCGTAATGTGCCGCCGCTGCTCCCTCTTTGAATCCTCGCGCCCCTACGCCTCGCGCCCCTAAAGCTATCGCTAAAGGTTTGTCCGTTAGATGCCCCAATCCCATTTTATCAGGGGGTATATTTAACATATCTGCCAAGTCTAGCATCGAACTGTACGCCCACCCTAAATGTTGTTCCCTAGCACTATGCGCCATGTTCTTACCAAACTGCACATTGCGAAGACCACACGCCTCTAAGAAATCTTGACTGTCTGCCTCTCCTACCGCTGTACCCCCTACACGCTCTAGGGCGTCTGTACGCGCTCTTGATAGTCTAAACACCTCGTCTTGTGCTTTTTTCTTAGCCGCAATCTGATCGTCTACCGTACCCCACCCTGTTTCTTCTAACGCTTTAGCTTCTCGTAGTTTCTTACGGAACCCGTCCGTAGGGTAGTTGCCTTTTGCTAAATTAAATAGCCCCTCGCCCAATGGGGATATAAGACGTACCGCTTCTTTCCTTCTCTCTTCATCTCTAAACCTGAAACGATAACCAACGTGCTTACGCTCACCGTCTACCTTTTCGTACACATACTCCGTGCCTAATACGGACATACTAGATCCTGGGTTTTCCCTTTGGATCTTTAAGGCGGCATCCATTTTATTCCGTGTTTCCTCTCTAAGAGAAACAGAATAATCTTCACTAGACTTTGTGTACGTTTCAGAATAATGAACCGCTTGGGTGTAGTCTTTAAGCTCTTTAAGCAAAGTCATTCCGTCTTCGTAGGTACGAACATTGTCCAACGCTTTACTTATGAATACACACGACTTGTGAAACTGTTTGTTAAGAACTTCTCTTTGCGCTTCGGACCAAGACGTTGGTTTGTTCATATCAGATAAAGCAACGCCATCAGGGGACGACATATTACGTAACATGCGTTTCCAGCTATCAGAACGCCCACCAAAAGGGTGTTTAGATATTAAGTTGTAAATAGCGACTTTCATTGAATGCCCACCCGCTGTTACACCCGCTTCTCGATCTGCTTCCATACTAGGTCGCTTAAATAAACTTTGCTTTGTAAACGTGCCTGTATAGTCTACATTATCGCCAGTGCCATGCGCGTAAGTGCCTCCCGTAGCTCGAAACAAATCCGCTTCATCTGCGCGAGATCCGTAGACGTGTTCCCCTGCGTCTAGTATTTTCCTTTGAGGAACACTAGGCTCTGATACCTGTTCCACCTGGGGCTTTTCCTCAGACGGTTCTACTGCTCTCTCTACTTCGGGAGTTTCTTCTACAGGGGGGTCTTCAAGCTCAGGTATTCGCTCCGAATCGGGCATCGTATCAAAGTTGTCTTCGGACTCTGTTATAGGCTCCGCGTCGGGCATCGTATCAAAGTTGTTTGCATCCTCAGACGCTTTATCCGCTCTAGCTGCCCTTTGTTCGTAATATATACCCCCGCGTTCGTGTATACCTATACGGGCTATCTCATGGGCTTTTGCCGCACTTAAATGTGCTTGCTTTTCTTCGGATGATCGAGCCTTATTCGCCTTGTCTTTATGTTCTTCAATCTTAGCGTTATGATTTTCGCGTCTTTGTAAGTTGGCTTTTTGCCTGGGGGTCTTCTCTCCCGATGCCAAGGGCATTTTGTCTTGCACATCAGCAAGTAGCTTTTGTACCCTTTCTTCTAGTTTTTGCTTTGAACGAGGAGAGTCATCAGTTATTAGCATATTCGATAAAACATCAGCTATTTCCCCTAAACGACGTTCCCCTACAGACGCCAAGTTGCGTAGTCCTACACTACTGCCCTTACGCCTACGCATAATATTTAACACTAATTTATACGCATCACGTAGGGGCTTATCCTTTAGCTCCAACTCTTCTGCCATCTTAAACGCGGATTCTATTGCGTTTCTACGAACGTCTACCGCTACTTTTCTGCCTTTATCTGTAATTTTAAAAAAGGTTTCTCGTCCAACTTGGTTTCCGATAGCACTTCTAACGCTGCCTCGCTCCAAAAATCCTTGCTCTACCAGTTTCAAGGTCATTTTTGTACCATAAGGACCATCGGGTAATTCGTCTTGATCGGACTGCACGTAACGGAATAACGCCGTTGCCGCTGCTAAACTCAGTCCCTCTTGTTTCAAAATCTCTTTGGTGCTTGGTCTAGGGGGATGCTCATACGCATCATAACGGCTTTTGGCGTCACTTACGGACTCAGGCATCGTATCAAAGTTATCTTCGGATTCTGCTACAGTCTTATCTATTCTTTGCTGCTCGAAAACATCCCTATCAGGGGTTACAGATAATATAAGTCCTCTGGGGTTATTTATTGGGTTTAAGGCATCCGATAACTTGCTTATCCTTTGCCAGAACGTATTCATGTATGAATTACCTTCATACACATACATAGTCACTGAATGTTTTTCCGCATAGTACGCCGCACTAACAAGGGATTCGTGCAAACTTCCGTTAGTTCTAGCGAATAGTTTTTTCTGGTTCTTTAAGATATTTGAAAAATCTTCATTCTTAACAGGATCGCTTATCTCTTTACCTTGAGACTCAGGCTCCACGTCGGGCATTGTATCAAAGTTATCTTCGGATTCTGACTCTGCTACTTCGTCTACAAATTCGCGCCCCTTATCTGAGATAAGCCACCCTTTTACCGAAGTGAAAAACGCCAATGCTGCCGATTCTAATGCGTCCACCACTGCGGGGAACTCGATACCAATTTGCCGCCGTGCCTCTTGATCGCGTGTTGCCGCCATCTTACCTAGCACTTCAAACGCCGCTTTATCTAAGGGAAAACCTTCGGGTACGTCTTCACGCTCGTGTAGATGGTCGCTGTCGGGTTTTTCTTGGGTATCAGGGGTAGACACCTTACCCGTGTCCATATCGACCGCTACAGGGGCTTTATCTGCCTCTTGTTCTTTCTTCTTGCCTTCTAGGAAAGCAATTCTGCGATCAATCAGCGCAAGCATCTGTCTAGGAGATAATTCTGTCTTGGTTTTATCTTGGTTTTGATACCCGTCCCTTGTTCTCTTCGACGGTTCACTTGTCCCCTGTTTCTTCTCTTTAGGGGTACGCACGTCTTCATCTACGTGTGCCGCGAAGATTGCGCGGAATTTCATTAGTGTAGAAAGGCTATTAGACTTTGAGATCAAAAGCCCAAAGTCCTTTGTGAGCAATCCTCGAAGCATCCCCCGCGACTTGGTACTAGGTTTGTCCTTTTTAGGACGAAACTTAAAGTCCCTCAAGATACTTAGAAGGCTACGTTTCTTCTCTGTTTGCCAAGGTATTTTGTGCTGTGGGTCTGCCCATTTGCCCCCGCGTGGACCAATGTACGGACCTCCCTTAACGAGATCTGAGAAACGCATTATGTTGCCTCCGTAGGACGCTATTAGTTATTTAGCCATCCCATAAGAGCATCACGCCCACGGGTTGCAGGTGCTTCGGCTACAAGTGCTTCGGCTACAAGTGCTTCGGCTTCAACGACGATAGCCTTTGACATTCCAGGCAATTCCATTTGGTCTTTGCTAACCTCATCTTCATCGCTGTCTTCGTCCATCATCTTACGCATCATCTTGTACATCATCTTGGACATTGCAGAATCCTCGTCTTCCATCATCTTGGATAGACCCTGCTCCATCATCTTGTACATCATCTTAGATAATTCGTCTTCGGATGCTTCGGCTTCAACATCAGCCATATCGCCTTTTTGAATGCCGTAAAAATCAAGTTGATTAGTATCCGCACTCGCCATCTGCGCTTTTTCAAAGTCGTTCAACTCTCGCGCTTCTTCTTTCTTTAGCATTATTGCCCCTTTGGTTTTCGGAAATACAATGGTCCGATTGTCAAGGGAATTGTATAGGGTCTGCGACTAATTTGGAAACAAAAATTGTATCCGATAGTCGCAGACCCACCTACAGGTAGGATATATAGGGAAGGGTTAGGTTATTATACCAGTTTCCAACAAGTGATAGCACCCGTAGCGGTCGAATCTTGTCCTCTAATCGCAAGTACCTTAACCACCTGCATCGGTTGGCTCAGGACTACACTGTCCAAACCATCAATTTGTCCCGCGAAAGTACCGCCACTTCCCGCGAAAGTACCCGCGTTAATGGTCAACTGGTTCGCAGATGACATATCGCCTAAAACGATGAATTTAACTTCCCGTCCAACGTCTGATGCTTCTGGTGCAGGTAGTGTCAAGGATTGTGCCTGCGAAGAACCGCCAAGGCTCGGAGAACCTGCCTTAGCACTCAAGTCAAAGGAATAGCACTCTTTGAGACTAGACGCCGAAGTAGGCAGTGAAGACAAATCTGCGTCCTCTGCAAGTACCTCGGTCGCGTCCATTGCCCTACGTGGAGCGAAAACAAACCCGCCTTCCGTGAACTGAACGGTATTACCCGCTGCATCCAAGTAAAAAAGCTCGTCTGCATGTGCGCCACTGAAATTAACAGGACACTGCTTCACATACAATGCACTGTCACCCGAAACGCCTGAGTTAAGAGTAGGTGCTGTATTAGACCCAATGCTCTGGATACGCATTGCTCGTTTCGCAGAAACGTCTTGAAAGTACCTTACGTCTGTGGTTCCCGATGTCGCAAAACCGCTGTCTCCTGAATTATAAGAAGCAGGTGTGGAATTGAAAGTTACATCGAAGTAATAGCTTGTGCCGTAACTTTCCACCACTGTAGAACTTAATGTAACGGATGAATGTGCATACGTAACAGGGGAACCATAACTTCCTAGCTTAATTGCCGTAATATCCGATGCCTGGGTAGGTCCAGTATACCCATAACCGCTATCGTAGAACTTCATGCGAAGATACTGCGAAGGAATATCATTGTCCGAAAACTGCAAGCTAGGCGACCCGCTCTGATTATTTGCAGGTACATCCGATCCTAATGTAATTTGGAAAGTTTGCCCGCTTGTCAAAGCGACTGAGGAAATTGCTACCGCACTACCGTAGCTATCGGTGAAAGACGCACCTGATACTGCCGCTGCATCCAGACCTTGATCTGAAAGGAAAGTCATTTCCACGTAAGGAGAAGCAATCTGTGTGTTTTGTAGATTTATAGCAGACGAAAGCCAACTGCTATCAATTAGCTGACTTGTGCTTCCAAAGTCTATTCTTGCTTGGTAGTTAGACACATCCCATGTGAAACCACTGACTGCCATGCTGCTGTACTTATCAACGAATCGCACTCGATTCCATCTAGCACCATCCCCTGCTCGCTCTGCCGCATCAGGATAAGTAGATGCAGTCCACGTCAAAATCACCGCGTTCATGCTTCCGCTGCCTGTGATCTGCGTAGAGAAAGTGTTGTCCGTATACGCCGCAAAGGAACTTGGGTTATTCGTCGTGTTTGAATCGTAACTTGGGTTTTCTACACTAAACGCAGCATCCTTGTAGTAGGTGTACAGATTCATGCCTGTATTGCTATCTACTGCCGCCTGAATGTACACGTTCGATCCTTCTGACCTGTCGCTAAACGCAGAATCCTCGAACCATATCAATTCGGACGCTTGGTTGTCGGCTGTAGACCCTTGCAAACCGCCAAGGTCTACATTTTGACCCGATGCAGGAAAAAGCCCCGCTGAAAAGGTAGACTCGCCTGTTACCGCGAGAGTGCTACTAAGTGCCGCCTC